ATCGATCATATCGTCCATCAATCGCTGTGCTTTTTGTGCAACTTCTCCAAAATGATCAAAATCAAACTCTGAGTTGTTAGCCCAAGCATTCTTAACAAAAGAAGTAAGATTAACTAGCATTAGACGACAACTATCGTAAGGTGACAGAATAATCTCACCGCAAGGATTCGTAGAGGTTGAGCCAAAGCCTTCTGCTTCGTAAATATCAGACGGAGTCATTCTCTTCGCTGTATCCCAAAACAGAAGACCCGGCTCGGCTGACGCGTGTGCAGACTCAACAATCTCCTGCCAAAGATCTTGGGCACTAACCCACTCTTCTACAATGGGCTCTTTGGCATCTACAGGGAAACGCAGTTGTATTTCATCACCCCCTCGAACTGCGCACATAAATTCCTCGCTTAAGCGAATTGAGATGTTTGCGCCTGTCACACGAGTCAGATCTCTCTTAATCTTAATAAAATCTCTAATTTGTGGATGATGCACTGAGAGTGAAATCATTAGTGCACCACGTCTGCCGTCTTGTGCTACTTCACGGCATAATTTGAAAAACGGTCTAAGAATACTTCTAATCCAGAAGTTGTCTTTGCAGCATTTGATGTTGCAAGATTTTTTGGACGAATATTAGAGACATCAAAACCGACGCCTCCTCGACGCTTCATAATTTGAACCTGCTCCTGATCAGTCTTGAGAATACCTCCGTAGCTATCTTCAGGTGAAGCGATCACAAAGCAATTTGAAATAGACTGAATTTGATAGTCATTACCAATCCCGCTCATGGGAGAGCCTTGAGGAACAACATATTTGAAGTTTTCAAGCAAGCTATAAATTTCTTCTTCAGACATGGGGTGAGGATAGTTCTGCTCAATTCTTGCAAATTCACTCGCAAGACGCCTGTGCATATCCTTAGGGCTCTCTTCAAGATAGTTACCTTCTAAGTCTTGTAGCGCGTATTTTCCAGCAAAGACACTGGCAGCCAGTTCATCTCCTTGAAAATATTCTGTTGAAGCTTGTATTACTTGTTCATGTGTATATGTCATAATTATTACCTTAAACGTTTGATGTAATTTCTTTCCATTTAGATTTTAACATGTCTTTTGTTCCCGTATTATGAGATTCATAAATATCTACAAGAGACATCTGACTTGTATCTTCAATCACTTCAATTTTAGATCGAGCTGTATCAATCTTGATAGGAAATAGAATGCCATCTTTTCCTGCTCTGTTCTTTGCAACAAAAATTCTTCCCATACCTGTTGCTTTTTCTGTAGGTTTTCTGGAGATAGAAATAACAATATCAGCAACCATTGCTTTTCCGTAAGCTTCTGACATGTTTTCAAGACCAACGACTTCTGAATTTGAAGCGTCTCGATTAGCTTGTGATGCTGTCCAGACAGGAATATTCATTTCCATCGCAAGATTTCTAAGCTCCTCATACACCAGTTTTAGTTCATGACGAAGTGAGTCAAACTGCCTTGTAGACCTCATAATATCTGCATAGTCAATAACTATCAGAGATGGAATAAAGTCTTTCATTGCTAACTTTTCAATATGATTTCTAAGTGTCACAATGCTTGCAGTTCCTGTGGGATACTGCTTAATAATTAGTCTGCCGAAGTCATTTTGTTCATAATAATCCAGAACTTTTTGCTTATTGTCAATGATATCTGTGGAGTTAATACCCGTTAAATTACTATCATATCTGATACCGACAGCAGTCTCTGACAATTCAAACGTATAATGAATCACGTTCTTTCCGCGCCGGAGTGCCTCGGCACCCATTGCAACTAACCAGTGAGATTTACCCACACCAGTAGGCGCAACAACTACGCCGATTTCTCCTCTTGATAGTCCGCCATTGAAAACATCTTTTGCATCAAGGTGATGTATACCAGTCGGGCAACAGATCCTGTTAATCTTTGCAAATCTTGCTTCGTGATCTTTGAAAAATTCATGTCCGACTGACGAACCCGAACCTTTTGAAACAGCATCTTTCATAATATTCAAGACGCCTTCGTAATTTTCTGATTGGATTGCCTTCACACTATCTTCAAGTGCCTGTTGAAGGACTTGCTTTTTGCAAAAGTCCAATGCTTTTTCTTTCACGTAAGCCAAGTCACCAAGATTTGGTGACGACTTAATGCGAGAAAGAAATTCTACAACTTGCCCTCTTAGAATTACATCATCACCTTCAGTCAGCTCGTCTCTAATAATAGAGACAAGAAGATTCATTGTAGGGAAATTTTTATACTTTAAATAATAGCCAAAGAATCTATCACATAGATACTGTAGATATTTTACTTCAAAATACTCATGAGTCATGACCTCCACCATTTGTATGGCCCACTGGTGATCTGTCATGAGTGATTGAAAGATTTTTTCTTGAAAGTCTTTTCCATACTTAGAAAAGTGATTTTCGTAACTCATTTAATAGTGCCCTTTTTTAGATTTTTTAGAAGATAGTTCCATCTTTGGAGATCAATTGACTTTATAGTTGATTCTCTTAAGATTTTATGTACATCCTTATTATTCCATGTAGGAGCAAAATTTTCAATATCATTTTCAAGCTTTTTAATATGGGAAATACTTAAATTGTTAGAGTCAAGTAAAACTAACTTAATATTTCTCTTAATAAGATTTTCTTCATTCACAATGCTTGAAAAAATTCTTGGTCCTTTGTTATTTACTTTGCTCTTTGCCTCTAAGAGTAGATCGGAGAGTATATACTCGGATTCCTCTGTGAACTTCTGGAACCTTTTAGAGAGAGTCTTATAACCTACACCTTTTACGCCCGGAATGTTATCTGAAGCGTCTCCTGCAATACTCTTAGCAAGATAAAAGTTAACAGGATGAATACCGAAGCGCTCAATAACTTTTGCTTCATTTACAAACCCTTTTATGGTAGGAGACCAGATAATAGTTTTATCATCTATCAATTGATAGAAGTCGTGATCTGAAGAAACTATTATCTTATTCTTTTCTTTAAGAATGTATTTGCATAGATAACCTATCGCGTCGTCAGCTTCAGCACCTTCAATGTAAGTTTGACAAATCGGAAGACTTGAGAGTATTTTAATGAGTGTTCTTAATTGAAGATTTCTATTTTCATATGTGGAAGGAATGTCTTCTGAATAGTATCTATTTAAATTTTGAGGTTTGGACTTATTCTTATATTCTTTATAGAGACCTCTTTTTTTAACGGATCCTTCGCCTTCCCAGACAACAATAACTCCTTCGGGCTTGCATTTCTCCACAAGATGCATCATAGCATTAAAAAATCCTACGATGCCACCGACATGTTCTCCGTTGTCAGACATCGCAGGATTTGCTATGAAGTGTCTTGTGAATAGATTTAAACCATCTACAATCAAGACTCTATCTTTAAACATCTACATCTAAATCCAGATCTAATTCGTCAGCAATTGATTGAACTTCTTCATAAGACTCATGATCAATTTCAACACCTTCAATTGAACCTAATTTCTTAACCATGGCCGCTTCTGTCAAGATATCTATTGTTTCTGTCCATTCGTTGTTATTAATGATCTCATTAAAATTAGCTTTATAAAATTTCTTCTCAGCAATTAACTCACCCGTATTTGTATCAGTCATGCTAATGGTCTTCCAAGCGCCTCCGCCCTCAACCTTGTATAAGATATTATCGACTATAACATCATGACTTTTGCAGTGTTTTCTGAGCAGATCAAATAGTTCTTCATGCTCAACAATTCCTTTACCAAAATGGATTTGAAAGTCTGCTTTTCTGAATGGCGGTGCCACTTTATTTTTAACAGTTTTTGCAGAAACTTGAATTCCTATGACGTCTTCACCGTCTTTAATCTGCTGTCCTGCACCCAGTTTGATTCTAATAGAAGAGTGAAAAGGAATAGCTTTTCCACCGGGAGTTGTAGTAGGATCACCGTATAAGACTCCCACTTTAGTTCTAATCTGATTGAGAATGACAAAGAGACTATTTGTCTGACCAATGACACCTGTGATTTTTCTCATTCCTTTTGAGATTGCACGAGCTTGTAATCCGATACTCTCTTTATCATAGTCACCGAGAAGCTCTGCTTTTGGAGAAGAAGCAGCAACAGAGTCCCAAATGACTGTCACAGGAACATCTTTGTCAAGTGCTTTTGCTTTAAGAATAGTCTTTTCAGCGATTGAAAGAACTTCTTCGGTGCAATGAGTATCCACATACACAAAGCGCTTTGAGACATCTACACCTAACATTTGTAAATTTTCTACAGAAGTGGCATTCTCGGTATCGATATAAACAACAATACCACCCATGTGTTGGGTGCTTCTGGCGATTTGCGTTGCAATGTGTGACTTTCCAATGCTGGGTGGGCCGAAAATCTCTACAATTCTTCCCTCAGGAAGACCTCCATCTTTCTTATTGGCACAGATCCAGTCCAGCATGCGTGATCCGGTGCTAATCCATCGTTTAACATGTGTAGGACTCTCATCCTCTGCGAGATTATATGCAACTCGTGAACCTTGTTCTTTGTTGAGAGATTTAATCAAGTCTTTAGTGAAATCATCATTTTTCATTGCTTCTCCTTTTTATTTTTTTATCATACACAGTCTAAAGATGATTTACACAAAAATGGCGAGTAATTTCTTACTCGCCAAATCAGATTACTTGAAGAAGAAATTAATCCATCAAGTCAGCAAAAGCATCATCTAAGTTGCTATAACTTTCACCACTTGAACTATTAGAAGTTGTGGTTGTGGTTGAAGTAGGGTGCTCGGTTCCCTCGCTGGAGTTTTCATCCTCGTCTCCGTTAATCCACTGATCAAGAATTCCTGAGATCTCGTCATAAGACTTAAGAGTGTAAAGATCTTCCACGTTAGGAATATTGTTCAACCACTCTTGGGATTGTTTTGAGTTAGAAGAAAGTTTCGTGACTTTTCCTCGAGGTGTGACGTCAGTCATGGCATATTTCTTTCCAGGAGGTTTGGTGCAGAACACCTTAACATCACGACCCTCGATTGGATCAGTGATATCGCCATAGTCCTCGTCAAGCATAAGTGCAAGAAGTTTCTGATAGACTGTTTTCCCAAAAGACCAAATTTTAACGCCTTCATCCTCCTGACCGCGAACGATGACAGCTGCATAAGTTCGCATGTTTGGATAAAGCTTCTTAGCCATCTCATAAGCCTCAGGAGAACCCTCATCACGAAGTCGAGTGATCAGCTCCTGAACTGGATCTTTCTTTCCAAACTGGAAAGGTGCAACAATACCGCGAGAACCGGGAATGTTATAATACCAGTGAATCTCTTTAAAAGGTTGTCCATCATTATCAGGGAATGAGATAAGTCGAATTGTGTATTCTTCTCCCTCGTTAGGTTTCCAAGTGATGTTTCGGTTAATGTTTGCTCCGCTTAGACGGGCAAGTTTTGCTCTAATTGCTTCAAAATCAACTGCCATTTTTATCTCCTTATGTAATGTGCAATTTGTAAAGTGCAATGTTTAATTGCATATGCATTATACTAAAAGGAGCTCATGGTTTACAAAAATTAATTAAAACTTTAATCAATACCTGGGAGTACCTGCCATCTCTTGTAAGTTTTATTTTCAGCAACCAACCTTGAGTCTTCTTCTGGTGTTGACATTCCTTGATCGTAAGTCATTGTAATAGGATCAGGTAATAAATCTTCGTTCTCATCTTCTATAACACTTGGTGTGTCTGGCTCGAGAGGCGGCGTCATTTGTGCTCGCTTTTCTTTTAGCTTTTTATTGTGTTCTTTACTCATACCCTGCACAAACATCATTACTTCTTTTTGAAACTTTTCATCTCTAAATAAATCAGCTTCTGGATCCATCTTTGAAACTTTATTTACCAAAAAAGATACAAATCCGGCGGCGGCGCCTGCAACGGCGCCGCCTCCTAAAACTAAACAAATTGTTTCCCAGGCAACCAGAACAGATAGCCCTATACCTAAACCAGCCCCAACTACGGGTGAAGCTAAACCAGCTGTTGCTGTTTCTATAGCAGCTAAAACCGCTAACCCGGCTGATACTATTGCTCCCCCGGCGAGGGAGCAAACTGCAGCTATGCTAGCTAAAAATGCAGAAAATATAATAAGTGCATGACTAGACTCTTTTATCAGTGATTTCAAATTATCATAAAACTGACTGATATCTTCAGACTTTTGTAATTCTTTCATTGAAAAAAGAAGCCTGAGCATTGCTTTAGCATATTTATTTTCAACTAAATCTTTTCTAATATTTTGAGGAAGTGAACTTAGACCTGACATCACTAATTCATAAACAGCTTCTGGAGTAAGCAGAAGATTTATTCCCGGTAAATTTTTAAAAGCCTCTAAAAAATTACCCTTAATTAAGTTTTTTATTACCCTGTAAGCAGCAACAGGAGGGATGCCAGCTTGAATAAGCGTAAGAAGGTGATTTCTAGTAATTTCTTCTTTTTCAGCAGATAGATTCTCTTCAACAGCTAAGTCAGCCATAGCTGTGGACATCTCTTCTGTCAAAACTCTAATATCTTTATTTTCTTTTAAATAGACATCATCTAAAAATAATAAATTTTTCAAAGCTTTGTTTTTTCTTATCTCTGCGATAATTCTATTTTGGTTTGTTTCGCTCATTAACGTGTTTAAACTAATATTGTTTTGTGTGTTTATTTCTAAAGTCAGTCTTTTCACTTTGAACCTCCAAAAGTTTTACTGGCGTATTTATTAAAAGCTTTTCTATTTTTATTACTGTATGGAAAAGACTGCCCTCCTGATGTACTGCTGTGTTGCCCTTTGGGTCCTTTCGCAGATCTTCCCAGAGGAAGTGAGAAACCACCTACTGCTCCTGCTCCAGAAAACTCTTCAATCTCTTTAGATTCTTCATCTAAGTCTTCATCTAAAACAGAGTCAGATTCTTCGATCAAGTAAGCAAGTGATCTTTTATTTAGACTTTCAGAAAAGAGTCCTTCATCACCGGGTTTCGAGATAAAAAGTTTTCTTAAGAAAGTACCTGCTTTGCTAAGACTACCCGGTGTTTGCGGTTCAACAATCGAAGGAGAATCATCATCTTCTAAAGGTGATTCATTGCTATCAGAATATTCTATTTCTGATGTTTCTTCTTCGATTCTTTCTTCAATAGAAGTTTCCTCTCGGGACGGAGAGACATCGTAGTTATCTATTTCACTGGGAGATCTGATAATTCTATACTGATATACAAAATCATCATCTTTGATTCCTGCTTCTCTTGCAACCTCTTTTTGAACCACATAGTCTTCTATTAGGTCGCCCATCAAGACGATTCTTTGAAGAGTGCCCATGATGACAGTTTTGTTTTGCATAACTTTTTCTGGGATATACTCAGAGTCAAAGAGCTCTATTATAAATTTTATCAGTGGCTTTATAATTGCATACATAGAAGTTTTTCTAATTAAATTAGAAGTAAGTTTTTCTCTAAAACTAACTCCTCCCCCAAGAGATTTTAAGAATTTCAATAGACGTCCTATGTGTGTTAAAATTGATGCAGAAAATGTCACGATCTCTCCGGTGGGTGTGGGATCCGGAATCATCTCAACTATTGTTTGTATCAGATCAAATAGGTTTTTAACAAGATCATCAAGAATAGATGTCATCTTTAAAACATTATCATTATCAGGATTAGATAAGAAACTTTCTATAGAAATATCAGATTTTTCTCTTCCTCGCTTTATTTCATAAATATTTTTTAAAATAAAAACATATGAAGACTGTCCTGCTGTGGCTCCTGATAAAGCTGCTCTTGCCGCATCTCCACTTACATCTACAGCAGCATCCCACAAAGATCCTGCAAAATTACTAAAAACGCCTTCATTAATTTCTAATGTTTTCTGAAGAGAGTATCTTGAATTCTCAACTACGACATCCTCATCAAAATCTATCACTTCATCCTCCAAAAGCTCATAATAGTCATTTGGAACCAAAGCTTGCATTCTTCTTGAAAAATTCGAATCAGCGCCTCGGGTGCCTAAGCTTCCCTTCGTGTGAGTTCCTAAATCTCTGCCACTATAGAAATTGCTTCCTGCACCTGGACCGCCTGCGAATGAAGGTCTCTGTGTTCCGTAATATTCTTTTAATTTTTTCACAGAATAAGTATTACGAAACAATGCTAATTTCTACTGGCAAAGAAATTTTACTACAAGGATCTTGTAAGGTTTTAGTTTCTTTTATTGACTGATATTCTGATTCACTGCAATTTACCACCATGTCGTCATGAATCAAGTAAGATACACTTAGATTATTATCTCTTGCAAATTTTAGAAAAGCTAAGCTGCAAAAATCAACTGCAGAAGACTGAATCCATTTATTTAAAATACTCTTATCAGAAAAAATTGGTCTCCCATACATGTTAAATATAAACCCTTCTCTGTCAAACTCCTCTCTTAGCTTGTTAGTTGTCTCCTCGATTTCAAAGAAAGTTTTAATTTTAGCCAAGGTCTTATTGTCTCCACCCAATATTCTCCTGGCCGTCTCATCTGATGCACCGTATAAAACTGAAAGTATTCCTCTCTTTAGCTGTGACCTGTTATCAACTTTTATATCTAACTCGGTCATTAGGTGATTGTAAACGTCTGAATTTTTTATTTCTTTCCCGATTGCCCGTAAATATAAGTTAGGTTCGCAAGATTTGAAATCAATACTAACTAAATGATCTGAGTTAATAGATTTACAAGATTTTCTAAATTCTTTAGTAGAAGTTAAGAAATTATGTCCCTGAGTGATAGTTGTTCTTCCAGACACGCTCGAGTGACTATATACGGGTGTTTCTAATTGATGACCATCGGGTCCAATTACAGATGTGAGATTTTCATAGAGCTTAATTCTCTGAGGAAGTATTTCAGTGTGATAAGAAGTAATAAAACCGGAAGCATGTCTTATTTCTGACAAGAGATATTTTGTATAATCTCGACAGATCGATTTTCCTATGAGAAACTCCCAATTCACTCTATCAGTATCTCTAATATTTAGTATATTACATAGTTTATAGTTAGATTCTGATATTGTTAATATATTTTCTAAATTACTAATTCTTCTCAATAAGTTAATTTTTTGAATCGAGGTATTAACATCTCCCTCAGGATCGATAATAATAAACTTATCTGAAGACCTATAATCAAACTCTTTCTCGATCTTTAATTTTTTAATTTTTACTTTTTTATAATGTTGAATCATATAATGATTATTAACTAACAAAATAATTTTTACAAACTTACTATTTATGATGATTATGAAGACTTACCTGAGACTTTACCCTGGATTCACAAGATCTATCAAACTCTCCAACCTTGATCTGAATGAAGACACTATCATCTGATTTGCTGCCACAAGAACAGCAGAAGTTTTAAAAACACCTGCTTGTATTTCATGATCAACAGTCTTTACAGTATATAAGTTATCCAAACTCGTCTGTGTTCCGAAATCGATAAAAATTTGTTGCCCTCTCGTTAGCATAGGATACCCCGCCATATCTAAACTAACTGTTGTTGGTAATAAGACAACTTCGTCAAAACCATCAGGTTCTTTTCTTTCGGATGTTCCTGCGTTAATTGACTGCTCGTACGCTTCCACCATTAGTATGTTTGATAATTGACCTGAAGTATTTGAACTTACGCTTATGTTATTGACAACACCGCTTGATGCACCATGAATAATAGTAGGATGTCTTCTCATCAGCAGACTCTTAATTGCTGTATAACTTGATAAGTTATTTTTATTAGCTATAGCTGTCTTGCTCATGTTAATTGAGTCAGAGCCGTAGAGACTAATATCAGGTCCCATGTTTGTATTCTCATCATAAATGTGTATTCTCAAGATTGTTTTTTCTACACTTTTACCATTATCTCGGGTGTCTCTTCTCTTATCAGGACTTCCTATTAGATCGATAAAATCTTGAACAAGATTTTCATCGTTAGGTTTATCAGAATTTCTTGGAGCAAAAGTCTCAAAATACATCGCTAAATTAACAGGTGTAAATTTTGTCTTATCAAGAAATGTATCACCAAAATATTCTTCTTCTGCTTCATACACAAATTTTAATCTGTCTTCTCTTGCAGAGGATATCTGCTCTGCAAGTTGTGTCTCATAAAGCTCTATGAGTTTCGATTTCCTCAGTTTTTCTGTTATATCATTAATTTTTTCAGTACTTTCATTATTTTCTGCTGCTGCTTGTGCTCGTGCTTGTTCTAATATTGCTGTCTCATCTTCAGCGCTGATTTCTATTCCGCCCTCCTTCTCGACCTCTTCGACCTCAATGACCTTATCCTCTCGTGAC